CCATCCGTTTTGTCACCACGGCGGGGTCGTCAAAGGCCATAGGCCAAGTAGGTTGGGAATATTGCTTCATCTACTCTCAGTTTTCGTGCTCGTCCGGGACGTCACCCGTACTCTACATGGCTGCAAACCAAGCAGGTGGCACCTCCTGCGGTACGTTTGTGTTTTCCGGTGCAGTCTACCACCTTGGAAGCTGCACGCCGATTGTTATTGATGCCAGTATCAACAGCATCACGAACCTGACTATTCGCGGCGTGGATTTCTTCGGGAGCCCCCCGAATACCAACCAATATATCGTGCAACTGATCGGCGGAACGTCTACCACATACCTCCGCAATGTCTACGTCGGAAACATCACCGGCCGCGCGTTTACCAACGCCCTTGCAGCCGTGGCTCGGGTGTCCGGGTTCATTGACCGTGTAGTTATTGACACAGACACCTTCGCCGTCACTAACGCCACAACCGGCCTCGACGACGCGTCTGATGCGTCAACGCCGCTTGCGCTCACCAACACGACCGCCGCGCCCACAGACTTGATCACGGTACTGGACCAGTCCCAAGGCTGGTCGCGCCCGATGTCGATGCAGAACGCTGCCAACTATCTTGGTGCAATAGGCGGGTGGCGGGTGCTGGCCAAGTCAGCCGTAGCGGTCACCCACACAGGCAACACGACCGAGACTGCGCTGGCGACCATCACCATTCCCGCAGGCGCATTGGGGCCGAACGGCGCTATCCGCGTAACGGCGCTGACAACCAACAACAACAACGCCAACATCAAGACCACGCGCTTTAGGTGGGACACAATATCGGGCACAGATTTCTTGGGGTACGCGACCACCACTAACATAACGCACCAGCCCCAGCGGACCATCTGGAACCGCAACTCTGCGTCCTCACAGATCAGCGTTCCATCAGGGATCACAAACCCTTTTGCTGCCATCTCTATCACCCCCACTACAGCGGCGATCAACACCGCCGTCGCTACGACATTCGTCATCACAGGCCAGCTTGCCAACGCGGCTGACACCGTGACGCTGGAGAGCTACCTCGTCGAAATAAGCTACGGAGCCTAGTATGGCGTACGTTAAAATCAGCCAGCTGCCCGCAGCAACCGCGCTTACCGGCGCGGAGCAAGTGCCCATTGTGCAGGGCGGGGTTACCAGCCGCACAACAACCGGCGCGTTTCTTACGTTTATAAGCGGCGACAAATTTTCCGCAAACAAAGGCGGCACAGACCAAACCGGGATTGTTTCGAACGTACCCACTAAACTTACTTGGAGTACCGAAATATACGATTATCAGTCGCGCTTTGCGTCTTCTACGTGGTCGCCCTATCCGGGTGTGCAGCGGATAAACTGCCACATTTACGCACTCAACGTGACCGCGTGCGAGCTTAAACTTTACAAAAACGGAGTTGAGTTTCTGCGGGGCCCCATTGTCATTGGCTCACCCTCAAACGACGCTATGATGGAAGGTAATTGGGAGTTTCTTTCAGCGCCGGGCGACACGTTTGACGTCTACCTTCGCGCCCTAAGCCCCGGCACCGCTACAGTTAGCGGGGGCGCTAGCCTATCCTACATTGCCGGTAGTCAAGTTTAATCAACGCCGTTAAATGCCTATTTTCTAACGTACGGGTGCGTCTCACTCGGTGAGTTTTTACAAAAGGTGACTGACATGGCTAAGAAACCCGGTCTGTACGCTAACATTCACGAAAAGCGCGAGCGCATTGCCGCTGGAAGCGGCGAAACGATGCGTAAGCCCGGCGCTAAAGGCGCTCCAACGGCCGCTGCTTTCAAAGCTAGCGCCAAGACCGCGAAGAAGAAATAGATGGCCAAGAAATCTGTTTCTCTTTCAGTTGGGCGCGGCGAGAAACTGCCTGCCAGCCAAGGCGCAGGGCTGACCGCCAAAGGCCGCGAGAAATATAACCGCGAGACCGGAAGCAACCTTAAAGCGCCCGCGCCTAACCCTAAGACCAAAGCGGATGCTGGCCGCAAGGCTAACTTCTGCGCGCGCATGGGTGGCGTCGTTGCTAAGTCTGAGAACGCCGAACGAGCCAAAGCCAGTATGCGGCGCTGGAAATGCTAGTTGACACTGAGTTGCAAGTGCAGTAGCCTACTTTCTAACGTACGGATGCGTCTCATCCGGTTATCCCCTAAAAAGGTGTTGTATGCCTCCTGAAGACCTAGCGGCTATCCCCGCGCCAGAACCGGAAGTCACGGCGACCCCGGCACCTGAAGTAGATGCAAAGCCGGTGGAACCGAGCGCCAAAGTCTTCACACAGGAAGAGCTTGACGCAGCAATCGGTAAACGCCTTGCCCGCGAAGCAAGGAAGTGGGAACGAGAACGCGCTCAAGCACAGCCCCCGGCACCGACCCCGGTCGTACCGCCGAACGTCGCCGACTTTACAGATGCCGTAGCCTACGCGGAAGCGTTGGCGGAAACAAAGGCCGCTGAACTAGTCGCTAAACGTCAAGCTGAGCAAGAGGTCGTTGCGCTTCGTGACAGCTATGAGGACCGCGCCGAAGCGGCCCGCGACAAGTACGATGACTTTGAACAGGTCGCGTACAACCCTGCGGTGCCGGTAACCAAGGTGATGGCCGAAGCGGTCATGGCTGACGAGTTAGGCCCCGAGATACTTTACCATCTCGGTTCTCATCCGTCGGAAGCATCTCGAATTGCCCGCCTCTCTGCCGTACAGCAAGCGCGTGAAATCGGGAAGTTGTCAGCCAAGCTGGCATCTACCCCACCTGCCAAGACTACTTCATCGGCCCCCGCGCCAATCACGCCTGTAGCTGCCCGCAATGTGGCAGCAAAAGTAGTGGACACGACGGACCCGCGTGCAACCAAGAGCATGTCGGATGCAGAGTGGATCAACGCTGAAAACGACAGGATGAGGAAGCGGCTGGAGGCTCAACGCAACCGCTAAGGCTCAAGGAGCCCCACGACTATGGCCAACTCCCTTCTGACAATCGACATGATCACGAGGAAGGCTCTCCAAGTGCTGGAGAACAACCTCGTCATCACGCGCAACGTCAATCGTCAATACGATGACAGCTTCGCCAACACCGGAGCCAAGATCGGCTCGACCCTGCGTATCCGCCTGCCGGATCGCGCGCTTGTGACGGACGGTGCCGCCCTGCAAGTGCAGGACGACAACGAACAGTTCACGACCCTGACTGTGGACACGCAGAAGCACATCGGCGTCAACTTCACGACTGCCGAGATGGCGATGTCGCTCGACGACTTCTCCGACCGTGTCCTCCAGCCGCGCATGTCGCAGCTGGCCGCGTCCATCGACGCGGACGTTGCTAGCTCCTACCTGCAAATCTTCAACACGGTCGGCACCCCGGGTACGGCCCCGGCGACCTCGCTGGTTCTCTTGCAGGCGCAGCAGAAGCTGAACGAGTTCGCCGCCCCGATGGGCTCGCGCTACGCAACGGTCAACCCCGCTGCAAACGCTGGTCTTGTTGAAGGTATGAAGGGCTTCTTCAACCCGACCGACACCATCACCAAGCAGTTCAAATCCGGCATGATGGGTACGGGCGTCCTCGGCTACGACGAAATCAACATGTCGCAGTCGATCCGCCAGTTCACGACCGGCACGCGTACGGGCGCACACACCGTCACGACGACTGTCGCGACGCAGGGTCAGTCGACCATCAACATCACCGGCACGGGTACGCAGGTCATTAACGCGGGCGACGTCTTCACTGTCGCTGGCGTCAACGCCGTCAACCCGCAGACGCGTGAATCGACCGGCTCGCTCCAGCAGTTCGTGGTTCTCGCCACCAACACTGCCGCAGGCGGTGCCTACACGGCTGTCAGCGTCTCTCCTGCCATGTACACGGCGGGTAACGCTTTGGCCACCATCGACGCGTTCCCGGTTGCCACCGCCGTTGTCACCTTCGTTGGTGCGGCTTCTGCGGTCATCCCGCAGAACCTCATCTACCACAAGGACGCGATCACGTTTGCGACGGCCGACCTCCTGCTCCCGCAGGGTGTCGACATGGCGTCTCGCGCGGTCTACAACGGCATCTCGATGCGTGTCGTACGTCAGTACGACATCAACAACGACCGCATGCCCTGCCGTATCGACGTTCTGTACGGCTTCCGTGTGATCCGCCCGCAACTTGCAACCCGCCTCGTCGGCTAACGGCCAACAGGAACAGGAGAACCTACTATGCCCCTTCCTACAATTGGCACTGGCCATCAGATCGGTGACGGCAACGTCAACGAGCCCCTCATTGACGTTCTTGGCGACCCGCAAACCGCAACAGTTACGGCGACCCTCACGCCCGCTCAGCTGCTTGGCCGTATGCTTATCGGCAACCCGTCAACTTCGGCCGCGTCCTACACGCTGCCGACCGTCGCTCAGCTTGAAGCGGCTATCGGGGGTAACCTCCCGAAAGTCAACACCGCGTTCGACATCGAATACATCAACCTTGGCACTTCGTCGGGTATCACCACGTTCCTCGTCGGAACGGGCTGGACCATCGTCGGCCGCGCAGCCGTCCCGATCACAACCGGAGTCCACCTTCGCGCTCGTAAGACGGGTGTCAACTCTTGGACGCTCTACATCGTCGGCTAACGCACAGTGGGCGGCTTAAAACGCCGCCCACACCCCTTTGGAGGCTTCTATGCCCAACGACAAGTCAGTAGGGATCGCGTTCTCCGACCCGGCGCTAGTTGCCGGGACGACGATTGACGGCGCGGTCATCAACGGCGGGACCATCGGCGCTACTACGCCCATGCCCGTCACAGCCACTACCTTCGCAGGCGCACGTACTACGGTTGCTGCGTTGGGTACGGACAACACCAACGCCGGGATTATCCCGGTAGGTTCGTTCCTGTGTATTGTTACGGCGGGTGACGCCACCAAAGGCGTCATTCTTCCCGCTATGCGAGACGGGCAATCCATTACCGTCAAAAACAACGCAGCAGCGGTTCTAAAAGTCTATCCGTTCTCTGGCGCAGCCATCAACGGCCTGACTGCTACCACGGGTTCGCTTAACATGGCGGCTAACACTATCGCCACGTTCTTCCGTGACTCATCCACCCAAATCTGGTCCTCGCCGCTCCTGCCGTCGTAACTCAGTAACTAGCCCCGCGACGACAACGTCGCGGGGTATACTGGCAACCCTAGAAAGGTGAGCAAATGACTGCAATTTACCTGCACCACCCCGTCCACGGCACGAAAGTTGCCACGCTTGAGCTAGAGGCAGTGTACGATGAGGGCCGTGGTTGGACGCGCTATACTGTTGACACTCCTGAGTCCGATCCTGTTGCTGCTCCTGCTATGGAGCCAGAACCTGAAGCTGAACCGCTAGCGTACGTTGTAACTGAGACCAACGGCATGCAGCCCGAAAACGCGATGCCCAAGCCGCGCCGGGCGAGTAAACCGACCGCGCCCGTATGACCGCCGCAAGCGACCTGATCAACGGCGCGCTCAGACTTATCGGCCAGCTGGCCGAAGGCGAGACGCCGTCGGCCGAAACATCCAACGACGCACTGGTCGCAATGAACCAGATGCTGGACTCGTGGAGTATTGAACGTCTGGCGGTCTTTACGACGCAGACCCAGACGTTTAGCTGGCCGTCAGGTCAAGTTAGTCGTACGATAGGACCAACCGGCAACTTTATTGGCACGCGTCCTATCCAGATCGACGACTCGACCTATTTTGTCGACGCTTCTGGCTTGTCCTTCCCCGTCACGCTCGTCAACGAAGAGCAATACAACAGCATCGCGCTGAAGGGCACCACAAACTCTTACCCGCAAGTCCTGTGGGTACGGCCGACGATGCCCAACATGACGCTGACCGTGTACCCTGTACCTACGCAGACTTTGACGTGGAACATCGTGTCGGTCCAGCCGCTGACGCAACCGGCGCTGTTATCAACCGAC